CCGATCTGCGCAAGCTTTTAAAAACGCCACACGGTCGCTTACCACGAGAACCTTATGTCCTCGGGCTGCGTATGAGGAAGCTAATAGAGCTACTGAGTGTCTGTATTCTTCATTAGAAGTAAGATTGTTTACTCTGTTAGCCCAAGGTATATTAGCTCCGTCCATAAACCTAGTATTAGATCTAAATATATGAATTTCAGGTATCATATAGTTTTCTTTTGGCGGCTTAAATATTTTTGATCCAAAGTAATCTCTAAATACAACGTGCTTACCGTCCTTTCTTTCTATAGTTCCTGATAGACCTATTTTATATCTTGCGTGATTAGTGTCAATTATTTTAGCGAAAGTAGGGGAGGATACGTGGTGCATCTCGTCTAATATAATAGTGCCAAACTCTTTTTCGATTTTTGGCAACTGTCTATATAGACTTTGAGTATTACCAATTGTAATAAACTCCCCTATTTCAAATGTACCGCTACCAATAACGCCTGGGATAATGCCAAATACTTTCTCTACTTCTCGCGCCCACTGAGTTCTTAAAGGAACTGTGTGAACAACAATAAGAGTTTTTTGTTTTAGTTTAGCCGCTATGGCTAGGGCAGTAAAGGTTTTACCCCAACTTACCCAGGCATTAATAATAGCACTATCATCAATTTCGTCAAAGACAGCTTGTTGGCTTTCTCTTAACGTAAATTTAAACTCTGGAGGCTCTACAGGCTTATATACTCTTTTATCTACTACTTCGTATTCCTTTGGTATGAGATCTTCTCTCCCAGAAGGTATACTTACTAGCTCAGAGGTAATTCTACCCATATTTTTAATTACTAAAGGTGGGTCATTAGGCATAGTAGAAGGTACAACATACGTTAGCTGTTTATTGAGCCATTCTTTAAATTGACCTTTAGCGGTCAAATATATTCTATTACCTAATACTGCTTTCATAATTAAAGTCCCAGTTTTTCCTTTGATGTAATGTACTCTTTTACAAAAGCACTTCTTACAATATCCTTCACTTCAAAGTCTATTAGATCAAAACAATCCATAGCTTCAAGAATGCGAATAAAGTCTCTTAGGCCATTGCTACGTAAGTCAGATTGCCTAAAATCTCCGCAAAATATCACTCTACAATTTTCACCTACTCTAGTAATAATAGAATCTAGCTCATGAAAAGTGAGATTCTGACATTCATCCACTAAAATAGTGGCATTTCTTAATGTAATACCACGTATAAAAGAGGTAGTCATAAAATGTACTAAAAATTTACTTTTTAATACCTCGTAAGCATCCCCTCTTTCAAAGAGGTCAATACAAATGTCTTTATAGGGCTCTTCGTATACGGAGGCTTTATCTTTCTCTGTACCGGGTAAGAAACCTATATCTCTAGTGGATACCGCGCTCCTTATAATAACTAATTTTTCATAAAGTCCTTTTAATATATCATCAAAAGCTAAATACGATGATATATACGTTTTACCTGTACCTGCTACGCCATGAAGAATTAAATTCTGTGAGCTTTCAAAAGCTAGTACTTGATTTCTAGTTAAAGGCTCTATCTGTCGCAACTGTAAGTTTGCATCATTAAGAGTCCTAGGTTTGCGACGTCTCATCGTTTTTTGTCCTCGGGACATTTTTACACCTTTCTATATGAATCTTTTTTCGGTCCATTGGAATACTCATACAAAATATACGGAAAGCCATTTAAGTATATAAATCCCGCCCAAGTCTCTCCGTCCAAAGGAGGTCGAGGAACATCGAACGGAGGAGTTTTATAGCAAGTAATAATACTGCAATTACCTCGTTTACTAACTTTTTGGATCTTTTTATAGCTAAGTTTACACATTTTTGTCTTTTCATAGATAAAAGGTGTGCCATTACTATCTATAAAATATTTGTATGAAGATTTTAATACTCCTTGCACGGAAATAATTTGCTTATTTAACTTATAAAGTCTAGGGTCTCCCGTTTGTGCGCGGCGTAGGCCTAAATTACTGCCGCGCATATTCTTATCATCCAAAACCCTATCATCTAGAAAAAGTAATCCGTCTTGTTCCCACCAGTTCTCTGACTTTAGGGCGTACAAAGGGAACTTAACTTTATGTAGACTTTTATAAGTAACTACCATACATTTTCTCAAACTTACCCATTGAGTAGTCGTCTCCGATCTCAAAGTCACACCCTACAGGTGCTCCAGGTATGCTCAAGCCTCTGTCCATTTGAATGAAGTTTCTGAGAGAGTCTACGTAAGTGTCTACTTCTTCTTCAGGTACTTCGGCTAAAATAGAATCGTGCACTAGTGCGAATATTTTAGCTTTCATATGGTTAGTCTTAATATGTTGATTCATGTCTATAGCTCCCAGTAAGTTAATATCAGAAGCAGCAGACTGCACCAAAAAGTTAAGGCCAGACCTAATCGAATGACTTTTAATTTGAGAATCCGTTGATTGTACATTAGGTAATCTCCGTTTTCTTCCAAAAAAGCTATATATAAAGCCGTTTTGTAAGATAAACTCTTGATTCTCATTAATCCAGCTGCGAAGTCTATGGAACGTTTGAAAATAATCATCAATAACTTCCTTAGCTTCATTTACTGAAAATAATTTACCAGAATCTTTTGTTACTTGTTCACTGATCTTCTTAGGGCCAGCACCATACATAATACCAAAAGTCACAGCTTTAGCAGCCTGTCTTTGAGTACCATATGTTTCAGCTACCTCTTCCACGGGGCAAGGTAGCCTAAATACAGTTTTTGCAATAGTAGAGTGAAAGTTTCCCCCACTTTTAAATACATCCATTAGCGCTTTATCTTTTGCAAGAATAGCAGCTATATATACTTCTGCTGTTGTTAAATCCATTGCTACAATCTTATTGCCTGTCGATGCTTTTATACACCCCTTTACAATAGGATTATCTCTAGGCAACTGCTGCATATTTAGCTTGCCGGAACTGCTGAGACGACCGCTAGTAGTAGAATGAAGATTAAAACCGGTTCTGAGATGTGAATCACGATCCAGCTGAGGAATAATCTTATCCAGGTAAGTATTCTTGATTTTTGATTTTTGCCTAATGTTAAGAATGTGTTTAGGCACTTCATGAGTTTCTCCTAATTGTTCTAATACTTCCGCATCTGTAGAATTCGCACCTGTCCCAGTTTTCTTTCCTGTTGGAGCTAGTCCAATATAATCAAACAGTAAGGAACGAAGTTGTACTGTGCTGTTAGGGTTAAACTCTTTACCCTGAGCCTTTTCAAACGCTTTAATAGCATTTACTTTGTACAGTTCACCGATTGCTGCGTCAATATCATCTTGCATTAATTCTTGAGCAAGCATTAAACGTTTCTTATCGAAGGGAACTCCGTTATCTTGACAGTCTGTAAGAAATCGAGTTCCTGGGATAAGGATATTATCATATACCCATAACAGTTTTGGGTTTGCTTTAATTTTCTTAAACTTTTCATATAGTAAAAAAGTACAGAGAGCGTCCATAGCGGCATACGTTTTCATTACGTCGAAGGGAATTGACCCCCACTGAAAGTCACCTTTAAGAATGCCGTGCTCTTTTCTATATTGATCCATCCAATCGTACATAGGCTTTTCGTAGTCACCATAAGGTGTGTACTTTAAAGACAAAGGCTTCAAGCCATGGCCGCCCGGATTTTCATCAATAAGATAATGAAGAAGCATAGTATCCTCAAAGTCAGGAAAAACCCACCCAAAATGGTACTCAAAGAAAGCCATATCAAATTTAGCATTATGAAATATTACTTTACGATCTTTAAATAGCATAGCAAGCATATTTTCTAATTCTTCATCAAAACACTCCGTGTCTACATAGACCCCGCTGAGACCGTCAAAAGACATACTAATACCAAGAACATGTCCATCTCGTGGATATAGTCCAGTAGTTTCTGAGTCAAGAGCAATAACAGGATAAGCCATAGCTTTTCTTACCCAGGCTTTTGCTTCCTCAGTATCTTGTATACCTTTTGCAATACTATCGTCAATTACTATATCTTGAATTTCTCCCTTAATATATTTAACAATATTATCTCTAGAGGACTCCCAGGTCTTTCTAGCTTCTGGTTTAAAGGCTAGCATTGCCGGATTAATTACAGGCAAGAACTTTTCTTCTACCTTTTTACCTGAATATTCTGTAACTGAAGTAATTTTGGTAAAATATTTCAATGCATCACTACCTACTAGGATAACCCAGTCATAGTTGTCAACATTGATATCGATATCACAATCTTTTTTCAACACTTTTTTTAAAGACGAATCAGAACATAAATGATACTGATCGAATTCAAAAGCCCCTGCAAACTCAGTTTTAAAGTTTGTGCGGCTGGGTTTAGTTTCTACTAATGCAACTTTAGGCATATAATTTAATCCTTAGATTTTTCACTTGAGACTCTTTTAGAGCTCCAGGATCAACATCTTTGCTTCCAAATTTGATAATCCTAGATGTAAGACCAACTTTCTCACATAACCCTTGTACACGAACAGAGGCGGCTTGACCCGCCTCATCATTATCGAAAAATAAGTCAATATTACTAACACCTTGCATACCTAGAATAGCTAGTCTGTCTTCTGTAACATTTTTTACACCAAAACAGCACACAGCGTTATCTAATCCTTTATCATGCAAGTTTAACATATCGAACATACCTTCTACTAGTATAACAGACCCAAGTATGGGCCGAACTACTGGGAACAGAGGCATCTTAGCTCCTGAAGGACTATTCAAGTACTTAGGAGTACCCATAGCAGTATGTCTACCTACAAATGCTACTATCTTTGTGGTTCTGTCCCGTATAGGAAATACTATCCTATTTTGAAACTCTTTTAAAGACTGCTGCTGAAAAGCCTCAAATTTTCTATAAGTCTCTGGGCGGATCTCGCGCCAATTACCAATATAGGGCATAGACTCTTTAGGAAAAGATAGTCCTAAGTTCTCTGCTCTTACTTCTTGAATTTTCTTCTTTAGCATATCTCTACGGATCTGCAATAAGTTTTGCTGTTCCCCATAAAGAGTAAAGAGATTGCCCTTGTATTCACAAGAAAAACAATTAAATATACCAGTTATTTGGTCTATTCTCATGCTAGGGTTTCTATCTGCGTGTTCTGGGTTTAGGCAGCGCACGAGAAAGTCTCCCCCTTTAGGAATAAAGGCAATCTCCTTACTTGTTAATAGGTCTTCTACGTTCATTTAGCAGTCCGGGTCAAAATCGTACCATTCTTGCTCCCAAGAAGGCTCCTCATAATAATCTTCATTCTCATCAATATTCAGATTACCTGTCTCTACCATTAACTCAAACTCTAGAAATTTATTCACTTCTTCCTCTGTAAGAGACGAATAGTATCTAGATAATCTAGCGAGTGCAGTTTGCATTTGATGCAAGTCCCCAAACTCTTGTGCGACTTCCAAATTAATAAGATGCTCTTCTATTTTAGTTCTTTCGTCTATCATCGTCCAATATCCTTTACTTCACTTCGTGGAATTACCATATAGGCACCTTTGTTATATGCAGGTGCTACGGTAAAATTATGCTGTGTTTTATAAGATGTATCTTTGCCTGCTTTGTATGGAGTCATCGGAGCGCTAGGATACTGTTTTAGCTCGTCTCCTCTATTATTTTTAAATAGAGGAGCATCCATAGCTTTAAATACTGGTGTAACTTTTTTAACTTTTGATATAGTAGAGCGCTTTCTTCCTGAGAAAGTATGATTTATAGAACCTGAAATTATCATTAGAATCCTCATTAATTGAAAGTATATTATACAAGAATATAGATAAAGAGTCAAGAAATATTTTACCCTATGTTATCATCAATTTCTTCGCCAGTCTTATGAGAAGACCCTTCCCTCTCTTTAGGGGTTAAAGAGCTATCTGGGCCTATTTTTAAAGTATCCCAGTTCATTGTAGAAGTAAAACTGTGCATAGGAGCTGAACGCATTTTTACACAATTAAAACTAATACAATTATCGACTTCATCCCAAGCTTCTAAAGAATAAGCAGCATCAGCAGCATCAAGAATACCTTTAGCAAAGCGAGCCTCGCCTGTAGCATCTGTCTGATATGGACTAAATACGCATACTTCATACTCTTGTGCCATAGACTTGAGAGCTTTACTTACCTCTATTTGCTCTGTCCAGTCATACTGTCCACCACTTCTACTAGGTATATTTGATCTCTTTACCTGATTGATGTAATCAACAATAATAACTGAGGGCTTTAGAATAGAAACTTTTTTATCTAACTCAGCTCGTATCTTTCCAAGAGTAAGAGAGGGATCATAGATAACATCTACTTGCTGCTCTGGAGTAAGTTCTCCAACGCTAAGTTTTTGGTGAAATTTATCAAAATCTCTATGCTCTCTGTACTCATCCAGGCGCTCTTGTCCCATTGTAAATCTTGCAGCCCACCAGGAGGCTACTTTATCCCATTCTGTTATGCTAAGGTTCTTACTTTTAATTCTATTAGTTGGCACACCCGTTGCGATTGAACAGATACGCTGAAGAATTTGCCTACTATCCATTTCGATAGTAAAGTACATAGAGGACTTGCCTGTAAGATATGCTGCTGCTGCAACATTTGCACATGCAATAGATTTCCCTGCCCCTCGTCTACCACCAACGAGCACAAGGTCTCGGGGGGAAAACGAAATGCTTTGGTCGTACTCTGTATTGAGGCCGAGGGGCAGGTACTTTCCTAAATCGTCTTCAGAGTCAAACAAAGATATTCTCTGCATAGATTCTGAAGGTACTTCTAAGTCTACCTTATCTTGTATATCTAGAACAATTTGATGTAGTGCTTCCACAGACTCTTCTGCTTCTGCAAACAAAGCCGTGTTATCAATATAGGAGTCTAGGGAAGTAAATATCTCTTTTTGAGTGTACTCATTCTTTAAGTACTGCAAAAGAGTAAAAGCATCTGCTTCTACCTCAAGAGATTGTATTGCTAGAATTTTTTCTTTTGTCTGAGCGTGGCGCAAAGACAGAGTAAGGTCTTCAAAAGTAGGTAATCGGGAATAGTTATCGAAATAATTATCAATATAGTCAAATACTCTATGATATTCAGACGGAAGGTAATCTTTCTTGATATATGACCAAGTTTCTAGATCTCCTCCTTCAATAGTCTGTTTAATTAAAGCACTTGCTATATTCAACTGTCGTTCCCCCGAACATTAAAGATACCACTGCGGAGCGAACCCCGCAGTGGTCATTTTATACTAAGTTATATTAGTAAATACTTATTAGCTAGCTGCGGAAGCTTTTGCTGCCCGTGCTTCGCCATCATAGTCGGAAGCCGTTAAGCCTCGACGAGTAAGCATAGTTTTAACTCCACGAGGAGTTTTACCAATTGCATCAGCAATTTCTTCAACCGTCATGCCAGCAACGTTGCTGAGACCAGCAAAAGGATCTGCTGCTGCTCCACCTTTAGTATTTTGCTGACGAGGAATAGCTTCAATATCGCCAGATCGTAGCAAGCTAAGGGCTTTACCACGGATAGAGTTGATTTCTCGACCAAGAGAAGCAGCAATATCTTCTACAAAAGCGCCCTTCTCAACCATGCTGATGAAAGTAGCTTCTTCATCTGCACTGTACGTTCGTACAGGCTCTACTTTAGGCATAGGAGCAACGTGGTCTGTCAATTCCATTGACAAAATCTTGCCTTGGATTGATTTAGGAGAAAATGCCCCGTTTTCAAAATGCTCTGCAATTTGAACGTAGTTGTATTCACCAGTGTTGTCAGTAACAAAAGCGCGCAAAGTAGCTTCTTGAGCGTCTGAAAAAGACTTACCTGCTGCTGCAGAAGCTAATTCTACATCAAAGCCCATCTTACGCAGCTTGCTAGAAACTGAACGAGGGGTGGTTTCAAGAGTGCCTGCAGCTTCTGCAACAGTTGCTTGAGAAATAGGGCTTTCGTCACCTACGAAAGCTGTTAATTGAGCTGTACGCTCATCGGTCCACTTAGGAAGTGCCATTATATCTCCAATAATTCATTAATGTTTGTTGAAATTTGTATGCCAGAGTCTCTGGCTTGTTTTGTTTTACTCGATTCTATCTCACTTTCATTTAATAGAATAGTTACTTGCTTGGTAAGACTACTTTTTACTTCATAGCCAGCATGGTTCAAGGCTTCTGTAGCTTCAGCTTTAGTCTTGAAACTCTTCAATTTTCCGCTTATACATACAATGCCCTTATTACCAAACTCGTACTCATAAACAGGCTGGTTACTAGAAAAACAAAAATCAAAAGGATAGGGAGCAGAATCAAAAGTCCCGTACCAATTCATTAAAGATTCTGTAGCTTTTGGGCCTAATCCAGCAGCTTTGCATGTCTCAATATTTAATTCAAATAAGCAATATATAATTGTGGACAGCTTTTTAGTTGCCGTATTACCAATCAATGGAATACCGAAAGCAGGTAGAACTAAGTCTAACGGAGCATTTCTGCTATTTTCGATTTCCATAAAAAGTTTACTACCAAGTTTCTCTGAAGAGAGGGCATCTGCAATCTGAGTCTCATCCATATCATATATTTCAAATAACTCAGACAAGCCTAGCTTTGCAATAGTAGCAGGGCCGAGACCTTTAATTTTAAGAGTCTTTGCAAAATGCTCTACCTTTTTCTCTATTCTAGCGCTACAATTGTAGTTTCTACAATAAATAACATTGTTTACCCACTCTAAGACAGAATCGCAGCTAGGGCAATTTGTAGGAGGAAGTATAGTTGTCATTATGATGATGTAGCTCCAGAATTTAAAGAATAATTATATAAGAAAATTAGTTGTCTGTCAAGGTATATTTTTCGCCAGGTGACCTCTAAGTGTCAACTCGTCGTAAAATGCGGGGTATGATTTCTCCACTCCGTATTACCTCAACACTGCAACCTATCTCTAAGTCTAAGTCTCTGATGTACTCTATATTATGTAGAGTGGCTCGGGATACTTCCGCATCTCCGATAAGTACAGGGGTCAATATACCCACAGGGCTTATTGCTCCTGATTTACCTACTTGCCATACTACATCTTCTAGAGTAGTTACTACACCATCTTTCTTTGATTTGAGAGCAATAGCTCCCCGAGGATGATGACTAGTAAAACCTAGGTTGTTATATTTCTTGTTAGAAGGTACTCGGCAAACCATCCCATCCGTCGGATAGTTTGATGCATCAAATCGTGTAATAACGTTGAAGCCTTCTAAAGCCAATTTATCTAACATATCTGCATAGCTGTCTTCGTTCGCAGCAAAACCAACAGTACTCTGTGCATCGTAAGCAACAAAAGTTACTGGACGAGCACGAAATTCTGCTAAGCTTTTGAGATTTAGAGACCCCGCTGCCGCATTACGAGAATTATTTACAGACTCTGGGCATACAACTTCCCCAGTAATTTGCACTGTACCTGGATGAGTTATCGTTCTAGGAACGATAGTACTAATTTTATCAGTAATATCTCTGCCAAGATTACCATCGCCTCTGGTAAGAGCTACCGCAAAGTAGCCATTAACATATACAATAGATATTGCAGCGCCGTCTAATTTAGGGGTACAGATTCTACCCTCTAGTGTCTCTAACTCTACGAGTCGAGTAATAAAGGTTATATCTTCTAGCGACTCTTTTTCTAGTGAATACATTCTATATAAGTGAGGCGTACCATCTGTGACAGAATGCCCTACTGAATTATAGTTGTATTTAGCAGCTAAAGAGTCAAACTCAGCATCAGATAAAATGGGGTTGCCCTCATAGTATGCTTTAGAAGCTTTGTCAATAAAAGTTTTCAATCTATAGTATTCCCTAAATTTGAATGTATATTATACTGGCATAAGTTATAAAAGTCAAGAACTATTTACCAGTTCCTAAGAATTATTTTGAGTAAAGATCTACAAGTAGGTCTTTAAAATTTTCCTCAATTACATCTCTTGACTCAGCAAGGGACAAAATTTCGGTAAGCCCAATAAATAATTCTCGGGAGTTTGTGAAATCAATAGGCATTGTAACGCCGTCTCTGGTAGGTTTCCATTCTTCATGGAAGTCCAGATAAAACTTTCGGAGGCTAATATACTCAACCCCACGAAAAGTATTAACGGTAAGTCGTACTTGATCTCCTTTAATTTCATCAGTGTGTATTATCCTTTCATAAATACTAGGCTCTTCGAATAATTCCATATCTAACTCCGATTGTTTTTAAGAATCGAAGCTAACGGAACAACACTTGTGATATTTTTCGGTTTCATTAACCGAAAAGAATCAGTATCCCAACAAAACATTAATAATGTATCATCAGTTTCTTTAGCCCTATTTTTCTTTTTCTGGATATAATCAATACTGAACTCTAGAGTACACACATTATACTTTAGTTTATTCGAGTTCTGACTTCTATAGGTGATAACAGCATCACCATAGAGACCCATTAAGTGCGTCAGTTCTTCTTTCTTCACAGTTTGCTCCTATAAAGCAGGTTAGCAAAATCTTTTGCCGTACTGAATATAGGGAAACCTCCCGCCATTTCTGACGGGGGCTTCAGGGCTGCTTTGGAGAAAAACTATTAAGTGTTAAGGGCTGTTACAACTCCAGTAAAGAATTGTGCCGCTTTACCTGTTAATTTACTAACAACATCTTCATCTACTTCTTGTCCTGCATCAATTAGTGCTTGACTAAGAGCTTCAATAGCTGCTGCTTTTGATACTCGTGTGCCACCAGTGCTAGACGGAGCTTTAGATGCTCCAGTAGCTGGGGTTTTCTTGATATAGACTCCTGCTTTGGTAAGAATCATTCTTACACCATTTGCAGTTTCTCCTATTTCATCAGCGATATCTTTTACGATCTCTACTGAGGTTTCGGGGGTAGGGGCAGCTTCTTCATACATTGATACTGCTTGTGCTTTTTTGTCGTCATCCCACGCCATTGGTCTTTTCCTTTTTGGTTTTCCATAATATCCTGGACAAGTGCCCAGAGTTTCTAATTGTTGCATATAAAATCGGTCGCCCACTGGTTTCCTCTCTTCATAAAAATATATTATAGAAGAATTTTATATAAATGTCAAGAGATTTTTTTAGATACGTGATAAGTCAATTCCGTGTTCTTTAAGGTGTTCTAGACTTCCTAATTCGCAGGCTAATGCAAAGGCATAGAAGCCGCCCATACTTGGTCCTTGTACTAAAAATTCATCACTAGTAGCTATAGGTTTCATTACGTAGATAGAGTAGCTTTTACTTGAATACTTCTTTTCATAGTCTGTATCATTGTAGCCTAGCTTCTCAGCTTGATAGTCTACAGAAATTTCATCTAGTACTTCAGCGGCGCTGTAGTATTTGGCGGACCAAACAATCTGTCCTTTAACAAAGGAGTCGGCTACACACTCCTCCGGCAGATACATTGGCTGTAATCGCTCAGCTCTCTTATTAGGACGTTGAGGCACTCCGGACTTTTCTATAATATTCTTAACAAAAGAAGGAGACCTATAAAGACTTTTAGCAATAACAGAAATACTATCTCCACTTAAATAGTCACTAATAGCACTATTAATTTCTCCAGCCGTTGCTTTTTTACCTTTATTAACACTTTTTCGTCTTAGGACATACTCTTTATGGTCTAGATACTCTGATATAATTTTATCTAGCCTAGTAGTATTGTAAGCTATATTTAGAATATCACACGCTTGTTTTTTAGTTATTGGTTTCTCCGTCTCCGTGTTCATTAAGCCTATAACTTTCTGAATATTGGTATCCGTCAGATCCTCGTAATCTTTTTTCTTAACTCTTCCCATTTTCTAATTCTATCTCCAATTTAAATAATAGACAGCATATTGCATGGGCTAAGTGACTGTGCCCAGAATCCTCGTCTTGAGTTTCTCCATCAATATGTGCAAATATGTGCCGAAGTGCACCACCAGTATATCTATTTTGTAGATTATCTAATTTTCTCCAGTTTTGTTCATCATACTTTTTTGCTCCAAAAGTCAAAACATTTGCTACTTCTATAGTAGCTTTAGGAGGCAGTAGGTACATTCTGGGTTTTTCTGAGTCAAACTTTTTTCCATCGCTCATAATATTAAAAATAATCCCATTAGTAATATTGATACAACCATAGTAGTTGTGCATAGTTTATAGCAGAAGTCGAGCATAGAGGATGTGCGATCTGTAGTCTCCCAGCTAAACTCGGTCTTTTTCCGTCTATCATATGAACCAGTAATAGAATCATTAGTTCTTCTGTTTTTTATATTAGACATTGTATTCATTCTCCTGCACCGCTTTAATAATATCAGGAAAGTGTACGCCTAATATCTCCCAGGCAATATTGGCGACATCCGTATGCTCTTTTTGGGTACCGTGAGAACGTCTCAATTCACAATAGTGAATCCAAGAACGAAGAGTTCCGCTCATATATAGGCGGCTTATAGTATTTCCTTCTGGTAATACAGCTCTTGCCTGCTCTTTGGCAATACCTTTATCAATAGCCCACTTATATGCCTCACTAGACGCTCTGATTACCTCTCGTTGTATCTGATGCCATGCAACCTCTAGTCCATCATTGTCTGAGGGTATGCTATTTTGCCTGTTTTTTATATCTTGTAGCCTTGCAGCTCTAGTGCTAAAGTCTAGATCTTTGGTAGGATCTGCGTATCTTTGGCTAAACTCTTGAAAAGAGAACGACCTATGACGCAGAATCTGCCTTGCAATATCTCTAGTCGTCTCTATCTCCATAGTTACACTTACCATCTCAAAAGGAGACCAGTGGCCTTCTCTAATCAAATACCCTAAAAGCTTGCTAGCTGTTTTGGCATTATTTTGATTATTAGGGTTACTAACCCTAGCAGTGTAAGCAATTAACTCTGCCGCTGAATGGCAGCCTGTATTTGCACTTGGTGTTGTCATTCCTACTAGACTAACTTGTGTCACTTTTTATCTCCTACTAATTCTAGTTTCATAATCACATAATTCTTCGTCCCACCAATGGGGCTTGTCTCTATATTTCCACTCAGCCATAGTACCTTTGTCCAACATATAGAACATTCTATAAGAATCTATAGGATTATCGTAATCTTTCAATTCTTCTGTCATTGCAAGGGCGAATTGAGTAAAGCCCTTGTCTTCCATATTTTTTGGCTCTGGAAGATTATTAATCATCTCTAAACTCTTATGATTGCTGCCATACCTATAATGGGCTTCGCTTCCTAATGCATTTGCATAGTTATGTGTCCAATAGAAGTTTTCTAAAGAAGAACGTACCCATACAGCTGAGGGGTGGTTTTGCATTGTAGGAAGATAAGGGAACACACGTGCTTCCATAGGAAGTTCTTTCTGCTCTTTGCGAGTAGTCTGCAGCACTGTGTTTTCTTCTTTTGTTATAGGTCGGGGCACGAAACCAAATAAATGGTCTATCCATAGATTTGTGCATATAAGCTGTGCAGCTTCTAATATCATTTTATTTACGTGTTTATCCACATGATACTGGGCACAAAGATCGAGGTCTTCATCTAAATAAAACAGATTAATTTTGGTATACTCCCGCTAGTTGAAATGTTATTATATAAGATTTTGACTAAAATGTCAAAGATTTTCTTCGTCTCTTCTATCTAAATATACAGACCCAGAACATAATGCTAGAATGAGAATCCAAAATAGTACGACTAAGCTAAACATTAGTTATATCCCTGCTGTTTCATTTTTGTTAATCTTTTCTGAACTAAATCTTCTAAGTTACTACTATCTATATGGTAAGCTGTTCTAAGCATACGTGTCATAGCGATAACATCCGCTATTTCTTCAGTAAGATTTTGTAGATACTTAGGGTCCTCTTCAGTCCCATGTCTTAACACTTTGGAGCAGGCACGAATTAATTCACCACATTCTTCCATAGTAATTACTAATTGTTTCAACTTATTCAATTCCATGTTTTTCCTCTCCTTAATGTTATTTTTATCTTTTTGTAGGATCTTCTAAATTATTAATGTATAAATCGAGAAGCCGGGATACAGCTTCCGGCCTCTCGTCTGCTTTAAAACGTACTTTAATTTTTGCAATACCAGAATTTTCAGATTTTGAACTGTCTACAGTAATAGATTTAATATTATGCTTATAAGAATCTCCCTTTTCTTTGAATAAACCCATAACATCTTTCTTTACTTGAGATACTTCATCCCCACTTTGGCCAAATAATAACCTAGCTTCGAATTCAATATCTAACTTATCTAGTCCAACAGACCCATGATCTGCTAGAATATAAAGAGGGAAATCTATGTGCCTACCATCAACTTGGAATGAGACTACTTTGGGAGTACCGTCATCATTAAAGTAATTTTTTAATGAATTGATATGTTGCTTTTGACTAATGCTTTGGGCTACCATCGCACTTTCCAACAGTCCGGAAACTAGCTCTTCAATACTTAATTTTGACATATTCTTATCCTAGAATTTAGTGTAGTTTAGCCGCCGTTAGGGTCTT